CTAGAACTTCTCCACCCTCACACCGAGGTCCACGAGGGTGCTGGTGATGAACTCGGCGGTTTTCGCATCGCGGCTGAGGTTGGCCCAGTCAGCGATGCGGACGGTGTCGCCGGCCCGCACCGTGCTCAGGAGCTTCCGCCAGCCGGGCCCAGGGGTGATCGTGCTGATGGCGAAGTCGTCGAAGACTTCGCTGCAACCCGAGGTGAACAGGGCCCGATCTAGATCATCGATCTTGAAGCTACCGGAGCACACATACCCGTACACGGCCATGTCGGGAGCCTAGAACGTCCGACAGTAGAAAGCTGTTGCGAAACGGGGGAATGCGTGCCCTGGCAGTCCAGCAACCGGCGCTCCCGCCTTCCCGCGGACTGGCCGGTCCGCCGCCTGTCCGTCCTGAAGCGGGACGGCTTCCAATGCGTGGCGGTCCTGCGGGACACTGGGGCGCGGTGCACAGCGCCGGCCACAGACGTGGACCACGTCGTCCCGGGCGACGACCACGACCCGGCGAACCTTCAGGCGCTGTGCCGGTGGCATCACTCGCGGAAGTCCAGCGCGGAGGGCGCGGCGGCCAGGCGGAGGCGAGTGTCCAGGCGGAGGCCGGAGGGGCGGCATCCGGGAGAGTTGTAGCGCGGGGACTGCACGGCTCGTGAGCAACCACCTAACTCGGGTGCTGCTGCGGGGCGCGTGCAGTCCCCTCGGTGCCCGGGAGAGCTGAGCTAAGGGGTAGGAACCGAGCGGCGTGCGGGGGTACATCTGGGGCTCTTGGTGGGGCACCCCACGGAATCCACTTTCTCCGCTGGATCAAAGCTTGGCCTGCCAGAAGGGTTAGAGCCTCAATCTCAACGTCTACCTATTCCCACACAAAGGCCACTTGCCGAAGGTGGTATCTCGTAATTCCGGTGACACCTCCAATTGCGTAACTCTCGGTGTCCCTCTCCTGAATAATTGGGATATCCGCACCTCCGCACTGGTTAAGCGGCGTGGCGGCGGGGAGCGCAGCGAGGTTCCCGCCGACTGTTCCGCTTCCGTGCGTCGTTCTGCCCGCGCTCTGTTTGGCGGTGCCGTGGTTAGCGCACGAGTTGTCGAACGACGGGGACGCAACGACGATGACGCCGCCGGCTGATGCGGGGGCGGCGGTTGCTAGTCCTGCCCCAAGGGCGGCCGTGGTGAGCCCGAGTGCGGTGGCGAGTGTCCTGTGTGTGGTCATGCCCGGGTAACGACGGATCGCGGCCCTAGGGGCCGATTTCGTGGCGCCCAATGTGTCCGTTTCACCCTGGGGGGTGATCCCCGCCACATCAGGAGAAAGACCGAAGCGTGATAGCGGCTCGGAATCTGTACGGGTTCCAAGGTTGTCAGGAGCAGGTATTTCGGGGGTGACGGCGAGTCGCACGGCGTTGATGGAACCTCCGGATCGCAAGGGACACGGCTGGTGTGACTGGCGCCTGGACGGCTTTCCCGCGAACGCTGTGGACGTGGACAACGTGCGGCCCCCGGGCGTTGGGAGGGTCCGACACGGATGGGAACGTTCAGGTGTTGTGCCGGGGGGGGGGTGCCACGGGCTCCAGACACGTACGGAGTTCGGGGCCGCTCGGACGGCATAACGTGCGCCGCTGAACGGCCCCGACCTGTACGGACTCAACGGGACTGCCGGTTCCGCTGGTTGCGTTCCTTGCGACGCTCGGCACGGTCACGCTGCCGTGCTTCGAGGAGTGCGCGGCGGTCACGGCTGTTCTGGGGCCAGACACGGTGTACGAACCGGTTGGCTCCGAAGATAAGCAGTCCGAGCCCGGCAAGGATGGCCAGTGCCCACCAGGGGGCGTTCTCTGGCAGTTTGAACACGACTGTTGACCTTCCGACCTTGCATGGTCGGCGGGCTACCTAGGCAGCCAGTATGGCGCTCCCCAGCGCACGACTGCTGTGATGCCCACCCCAGTTGATGTTCACGGGGAAGGCAGGGTTGGGCCCTCGGGGGATGACTTCTGGTGTTCGTTCGAGCGGGATGGGCGTCCACACGGGCAAGTCGTTCCCTGCGGTGCGACCAAGGAGCCCCGAGAGTAGGCGCAGGAGTAGGCGTGCAAGGAATCCGATTAGGCGCGCGATCAGTTCGGCTAGTGCACTCAGGAACTCTCGGGCTGCCTGGCGTCGTTCCTCGGCGGTGGTTGCGGTGCGCATCCCGTAAGCGGCTACGTGAAGGCGGGATGGAATGAGAGCCCTTGCGACGCTAGATAGCCTGTGCTGTCCGTCGATGAGTTCCGCAGAGTCGATCACGATCTGATCGTGGTCCGCGAGGAACCACTCAACGGTCGCTTCGATCAGGGCGTGTGGCGTGTAGAACCCGCTCAACTGGGTCTCGTTCTCCTCCATCACACCTCCTTCCCTATGCCCTGAACAACTGTAGCGGCTGCCCCTGACAGTGACCCCACCCTCCTGGAAGTGGTCCCCCATGCCGCGTAAGCCCCGCCCCCCTTGCAGCATCCCCGGGTGCCCCGAGCTGACCACGGGAAGGCGCAGCGCGCATAACGCCGTTGGAGGTGACCATGCCGGGCCCTGTCCCGAAGCGAAGCGACCAGCGCCGACGGCGCAACGAGCCGGAAGGGCCGGCCTTGGTGAAGGCGGAAGCCGGCAAGGCCCCGACGATCCCCCGGGCCTCCGGCGACTGGCACCCCATCGCGAAGCGGTGGTTCCAGAGCCTGAAGGACTCGGGCCAGGCCCAGTTCTACGAACAGTCGGATTGGCTCACGGCGGTGTACGTGGCGGAGGCCATGAGCCGGAACCTGGGCCAGGCCAAGTTCTCCGCCCAGCTCTTCCAGTCGGTCATGTCCGCGATGACGGACCTGTTGACCACGGAGGGCGCCCGGCGGCGGGCCCGGGTGGAGCTGGAGCGGGAGCCGGCCGGGGAGGACGCGGCGGAGGCGGCCCGCGTGACGCTCATGGAGACGTACCGGCGGGCAGCCGGAGGAAAGTAGGCGGAGTGGCATCACTCCCCTGGAAGTTGAGGGGAGGTGATGCCTTGCCAGCCCAAACGCTAGAACCAGTTCGTACGTGGCCGGACACCTGGCCGGCCGAGACGCGGACCCTGGGGTGGGACGTGCTCCGGTGGACCTCCCACTACCTCCGTCAGCCGGACGGCCCCGACGCGGGCCAGCCCTGGCGCTTCACGGACGAACAGGTCCGCATGGTGCTCCGCTGGTTTGAGATCAACGAGTTCGGAGAGTTCACGCGCCGACAGGGGACGATCCGTCGCCTGAAGGGCTGGGGCTTACGGCAAGGACCCGTTCCTGGCGGCCCTGTGCGCCGTGGAGTTCGTCGGCCCGTGCCGCTTCGGCGGATGGGGGGAGGACGGGAAGCCGGTCGCGGTTCCGCACCCGGCTCCGTGGGTCCAGGTCTGCGCCGTGTCGAAGGACCAGACCCGTAACACCATGCGGCTCTTCCCCGGCATGTTCTCTCGGGAGTGCATCGCTGAGTACGGCGTCGATCTGGGCAAGGAGATCATCTACTCCCGTGCGGGCGGCGTGATCGAGGCGGTGACCAGTTCGCCGCGTGCGCTGGAGGGCGGCCGGTCCACGTTCGTGGTGATGAACGAGACGCACCACTGGATTGCCAGCAACGGCGGTCACGAAATGGCGATGACCATCGCGGGCAACGTCGGTAAGTCCCGTGGCGGTGGCGCCCGAACCATGGAGATCACGAACGCTCCCTTGCCGGGGGAGGACTCCGTGGCGGAGCAGACTTGGCACGCCTGGTCGAAGTTCGCGGAGGGCAAGAGCCGGGATTCCGGGCTGTACTACGACTCCGTGGAGTCCCCGCCCGTGAACCTGTCTGACCCGGACCAGCTCCGGGCCGGGATCATCGCGGCCCGGGGCGATGCGGACTGGCTGGACGTGGAGTGGATCGTCTCCACCATCTACTCCGGCCACATGCCGCGCTCCCGGTCCCAGCGCATGTTCTTGAACCAACTGGTCACAGCGGAGGACCAGTTGATCAGTCCGGAGGACTGGGACACCTGCGCGGTGGATGACCGCCTGGAGGACGGCGACGCGGTGACGCTCGGGTTCGACGGTGGGCGGACCGACGACGCCACGGCCCTGGTGGCCGTGCGCATCCGGGACCGCCTGATCGTCCCCGTGGCCATCTGGGAGAAGCCCGACGGCCCGGCCGGCGACGGCTGGCAGGTTGACCGCCAGGCCGTGGACGGCGCGGTCCGCAACACCATGGAGCGCTACGACGTGCAGGCGTTCCACGCGGATGTGGCGCTCTGGGAGAGCTACGTGGATGCGTGGTCGGAGGACTACCGGGACCGCCTGGTGATCAAGGCCAGTCCGCAATCCGCGGTGGGTCGGGACATGCGTGGCGGCCTCCAGGAACTGACGCTGGCCAATGAGCGGCTGGTGGCGGCCGTGGAGGACGGACAGGTCCGGCACCTGGGCGCGGACGCTCCGCTGGGGCGCACGCTGCGCCGGCACGTCCTCAACGCCCGGCGTCGGCCGAACCGGTACGGGTTGTCCTTCGGCAAGCCCAATCGGGAGTCCGCGCACAAGGTTGACGCGTACGCGGCCACGCTGCTGGCTGACTTGGCGCGGCATCGACTGATCGAATCCGGCAAGACCCGGCCCGCTGAGCGGTCCGGGGCCGTGTACTTCTTCTAGGCCCCGGAGGGGAGCACATGCACGACACCACCGTCTCCCCGACGGAGCGAGCGGAGCGCGGGTTCACGCGGCTTCGCGCGGACCGGGAGCGGCTGGACCGCATCGACCGGTACATGCGTGGGGAGCACGACGGCCCGTATACGCCGCGGACGGCCACGGAGGAGTACAAGCTGCTGGCGAAGCGGGCGATATCCAATTGGCTCCCGCTGCTGGTGAAGACACCCAGCCAGGCCATGGCCGTGGACGGGTACCGGCGAAGCACGGACGGGGCTGACGGGCCGGGGTTGTCGGAGGAGACGCCTGCGGAGTGGCGGGTATGGCAGGACCAGCGAATGGACTCGCGCCAGACCCCTGTCCACCGGGCCGCGCTGACCTACGGGCAAGCGTTCGTCACGGTCCTGCCGGAGCCGGCGGCCCCGGACCGGCCGGTGATCCGGGGTGTGTCCCCACGGATGCTGTTCGCGGCGTACGACGACCCGGCCGCCGACGCGCTGCCGTTGTGGGCGCTTCAGGTGGAGACCGTCCCCGACGGGGAGGGCGTGGAGACGCGGGCCTGGCTGTACGACGCCACCCATGTTCATGACCTCTACGTCGGTGGCAAGGCGGGGCCTCGGCTGCTGGAGTCCCGGCCGCACGGCTTCACCGTGTGCCCGGTGGTGCGGTTCGCGCCGGACCTCGACCTGGAGGGCCGGGTCACGGGCGTGGTGGAGCCGATGATCCCGATCCAGGACCGGGTCAACCAGACGGTCTTCGACCTGTTGGTGGCCCAGACGTTCGGGTCGTTCAAGGTGCGAACGATCAGCGGCATGGCGCCGGAGTTCCGGCGGGACCCGGACACCGGGGAGATCCTTTACGACCGGGACGGGCGTCCCCAGGTCGTCCCGATCCAGGCGGACGCCTCCCGTTTCCTCGTCGCCCCGGACGCGGACACCAAGTTCTCCCAGCTCGACGAAACTCCGCTGTCGGGATTCCTGGACGCCATCGAGCTGGCGACGAAGCACATGGCCGCCCTGTCCCAGCTCCCGCCGATGTACCTGGGCGTCGGGTCGTTGACGAACCTCTCGGCGGAGGCCATGGCCGCCACCGAGATGGCGCTGTCCCGGGCCGTCAACGAGTTCCAGCACTCCCTTGGGGAGTCCTGGGAACAGGTGCTGGCCCTGTGCTCAACCGTCATCGGCGTCGCCCCGGACCCCCGGGCCGAAGTGCTCTGGAAGGACGCCGAATCGCGCTCCCTGTCTCAGACGGTGGACGCGCTGGGGAAGGCGGTGCAGATGCTCCAGGTTCCGCCGCGTGCGATGTGGTCGCGTATCCCTGGCGTGACGGCACGGGACGTGGAGGAGTGGGCGCAGATTCAGGAGGCCGACGACCCCGGCCTGAGGATGGCTGATCGCATGGCCTCCGCCGTGGTGGCCGCCGAGCCGGCCGGGGCCCGCGTTGCGTAGGGCCACGGCCGCCCTCGTTGAGGAGCACTGGCAGGCCCAGGAGCGCATCGGGGCCCAGGTCGCGTCCCAGGCCCTGGCCCACTGGTCACGGGTGAACCCGCACTCCCTGGAGGAGAGCGGAGCTGCGTGGCTGGCCTGGATGCTGGCCCTGGTCCGCCGTGAGCGTCGGCGCTCCCGCGACCAGGCAGCAGCGTTCTACCGCCTTTACCGGGCCCTGGAGACCGGGCACACGGTCCCGCCGCTGTCCGGGGAGTACGTGGGGGAGACCACGACCTTGGGGGAACTGCGGGAGGACTGGGCGGACCAGGCGGACACGATCCGCACGCCGGAGCCGGACGACGGCGAGGAGATCCGGTTGGACGGGTTCGACTGGCCAGAGGAGCCAGAGGAGCATCATGACCGGGCGGCCGTGGCGTCCCTCATATCCCAAGGGCCAGCCAAGGTCCGCCAGCACCTGGACCAGGCGGACACCGACGAGGCCCGGGGGCGGCTGGACGACGGCGGGTTCCTTCAGGAGCTGGAGGACGCGGTGGACACCGCCGGCCGGTCTTCCGCCGGAGCAGCCGACCGCGAGGTTTTGCGGGGCGGACGGGACCTGATCGACCAGGCGTCGAAGCAGGACCGGCGGGTGGTCGGCTGGGCCCGGGTGACCGACGGCACCCCGTGCGCGTTCTGCGCCATGCTCGCCAGCCGGGGCGCCATGTACACGTCCCAGTCCACGGCGGCCGGTGGCGGCCGGCGCAAGCCCAAGGGCGCCCCCGACGGTCGGGTCCGCGCGAACCGACGGCCTCCGGTCGCCCTGGAGGACCTGACCCGCTACCACAACGGGTGCCACTGCCAGACGGTCCCCATCTACTCCCGCAACGACTTCATGACCCCGCAGGCCCGCGACTACGACCGCCAATGGCAAGAGGTCACCCGCGGAATGACCGGCGCGGAAGCCCGGCGGGCCTGGCGTCGCCACATCGAATCATCACGAAACTGAGGAGAGGCTCCGCATGGAGACCACACCCACCACCTCCGAGCCTGCCGACGACGGGCAGGCTCGGACCGAGGCCGCGAACGGCCCCGAGGAACCGGCCCGGCCGGAGGAACAGGGCGACGGCCAGGAACTGGACACCGACGCGCTGCGCGTGGAGCTGAAGGCCGTACGGGCGGAGGCGGCCCGGTACCGCACCAAGGCGCGGGAGACGGCGGAGGCGCTGAAGGCGGCCCGGTCGCCGGAGGAGTTCCAGGCGGTGGCGGAGCGGGCCACGGAGTTGGAGACGGAGCTGCACCGGGAGCGCCTGGCCCGCCGCTACCGCCTGCCGGACGCCTTGGCCGTCCGGATCGCCGGGGCCGACGAGGACGCCCGCGAGGCCGACGCCAAGACCTTGGCGGAGCTGTTCCACAGCAAGGCCGGCGGCATGGGCCGGGGCGGTCTTGATCCGTCGGTCACGTCGGCTCCCAGCGATCCGGGAGAGCTGGCGGCCAGCATCCCGCGTGCCCGCCGGTAGGCATTTCACCGCAGCACCAAAACCAAGGGTTCATGTCCAAGGCCCTGGGTGTGCTGCGTGCTGGCTCGGGGCCCAGCTGAGCGGAGCACATGGCAAACGCATTTCTGAAGTCGGAGACCATCGCAGCGACGTCCCTCGGACTGCTGGAACGGGAACTGGTCCTGGCCAACCTGGTCTGGTCGAACGCCGGGTTTGATTTCACCGGCGCCAAGGCCGACTCGGTCACGGTCCGGATTCCGGCCCAGCTCAACGCCCGTGAGTACGACTGGCGAAACGACCGGTCGTCGGACATCGTCCTGGACGAGCTGGCGGAGGACTCCCTCACCGTCCAGCTCAACAAGGACATCTACTCAGCCGTGGCGGTCACGGACGAGGAACTGACCCTGGATATCCGGGATTTCGGTTCCCAGGTGCTCCAGCCTCAGGTCAACGCCGTGGCCAAGGCCATTGACGCGGGTGTGGCCAACATGATCGAGACCGCGACGTACAGCGTCCCGGCGATCGTCGTCGATGAGAAGGACCCGTTCCCGGCCTTCATCGACGCCCGCGCGGCCCTGAACAAGAACGAGGTGCCGACCAACGACCGGACGCTGGTTCCTTCAGGAGCTGGAGGACGCGGTGGACACCGCCGGCCGGTCTTCCGCCGGAGCAGCCGACCGCGAGGTTTTGCGGGGCGGACGGGACCTGATCGACCAGGCGTCGAAGCAGGACCGGCGGGTGGTCGGCTGGGCCCGGGTGACCGACGGCACCCCGTGCGCGTTCTGCGCCATGCTCGCCAGCCGGGGCGCCATGTACACGTCCCAGTCCACGGCGGCCGGTGGCGGCCGGCGCAAGCCCAAGGGCGCCCCCGACGGTCGGGTCCGCGCGAACCGACGGCCTCCGGTCGCCCTGGAGGACCTGACCCGCTACCACAACGGGTGCCACTGCCAGACGGTCCCCATCTACTCCCGCAACGACTTCATGACCCCGCAGGCCCGCGACTACGACCGCCAATGGCAAGAGGTCACCCGCGGAATGACCGGCGCGGAAGCCCGGCGGGCCTGGCGTCGCCACATCGAATCATCACGAAACTGAGGAGAGGCTCCGCATGGAGACCACACCCACCACCTCCGAGCCTGCCGACGACGGGCAGGCTCGGACCGAGGCCGCGAACGGCCCCGAGGAACCGGCCCGGCCGGAGGAACAGGGCGACGGCCAGGAACTGGACACCGACGCGCTGCGCGTGGAGCTGAAGGCCGTACGGGCGGAGGCGGCCCGGTACCGCACCAAGGCGCGGGAGACGGCGGAGGCGCTGAAGGCGGCCCGGTCGCCGGAGGAGTTCCAGGCGGTGGCGGAGCGGGCCACGGAGTTGGAGACGGAGCTGCACCGGGAGCGCCTGGCCCGCCGCTACCGCCTGCCGGACGCCTTGGCCGTCCGGATCGCCGGGGCCGACGAGGACGCCCGCGAGGCCGACGCCAAGACCTTGGCGGAGCTGTTCCACAGCAAGGCCGGCGGCATGGGCCGGGGCGGTCTTGATCCGTCGGTCACGTCGGCTCCCAGCGATCCGGGAGAGCTGGCGGCCAGCATCCCGCGTGCCCGCCGGTAGGCATTTCACCGCAGCACCAAAACCAAGGGTTCATGTCCAAGGCCCTGGGTGTGCTGCGTGCTGGCTCGGGGCCCAGCTGAGCGGAGCACATGGCAAACGCATTTCTGAAGTCGGAGACCATCGCAGCGACGTCCCTCGGACTGCTGGAACGGGAACTGGTCCTGGCCAACCTGGTCTGGTCGAACGCCGGGTTTGATTTCACCGGCGCCAAGGCCGACTCGGTCACGGTCCGGATTCCGGCCCAGCTCAACGCCCGTGAGTACGACTGGCGAAACGACCGGTCGTCGGACATCGTCCTGGACGAGCTGGCGGAGGACTCCCTCACCGTCCAGCTCAACAAGGACATCTACTCAGCCGTGGCGGTCACGGACGAGGAACTGACCCTGGATATCCGGGATTTCGGTTCCCAGGTGCTCCAGCCTCAGGTCAACGCCGTGGCCAAGGCCATTGACGCGGGTGTGGCCAACATGATCGAGACCGCGACGTACAGCGTCCCGGCGATCGTCGTCGATGAGAAGGACCCGTTCCCGGCCTTCATCGACGCCCGCGCGGCCCTGAACAAGAACGAGGTGCCGACCAACGACCGGACGCTTCTGATCGGTGCCGACGTGGAAACCGCGCTGCTGAAGTCCGGGCGCCTGAACGACGTGTCCAAGTCCGGCTCGGACTCTGCCCTCCGACAGGCCATGGTCGGCAACCTGGCCGGCTTCAACCTCGTGACCTCCAACGCGATCAACCCGCGCTCCGCGTATGCGTTCGTCCCGTCCGCGTTCGTCCTGGCCACCCGCGCGCCGGCCATTCCGGCGGGCGTGACCAGCGGCTCCAGCCAGTCCTACAACGGCCTGGCCATGCGCTGGGTGCGCGACTACGACGCGGCCAAACTGCGCGACCGCTCCATCGTGAACCTCTTCGCCGGATTCAACGTCATGACGGACCCGGTGGGCGGAGGCAAGAACCCCACCAAGCGCCTGGTGCGCGCCGTGAAGCTGGACATGCCCACCGCGTCCAAGCCCCCGGCCGACAAGTAGGCCGCGTGAAGCCCCTGGCAGACATGGCGGCCTTGGAACAGCGGCTGGGCCGTGAGCTGGTCGGGGAGGAGCGAGCGCAGGCGGAGGCGGCTCTAGCGGACGCCTCCGCCCTCGTGCGGGCGTACGGGGATGCCTGGCCTGATCCGGGCCGGGCCCCGGCCGTCGCGGTGGCCATCACCCTGGCGGCTGCGGAGCGGCGGGTCCGTAACCCGGAGGGGTACCGGTCAGAGGTAGTCGGCGGATACCAGTACCAGCTTCCCGCTTCGCTCCCGACCGGGGGCGGCCTGACCGATGGCGAGGCCCGCATGATCCGCGCGGCCGTTGGCGCCTCCGGCCTCTTCGCCGTGCCCGTGGAGTCCCTGGGGGGTGCGCTGTGAGCCTGCTGGACTCCGGCCCCGACCAGGTCACGGTCTACCCGACGGCGGACGTGGACGACGGGTACGGCGGCACCAAGCCCGGCCCCGGCGCCCCGGTGACGATCCGGGCCCGCGTCCTTCCGACGACCACCGACGAGAGCGGCGAGGCCGGCTACCTGACCGGCACGGAGTACCGGGTGTACGCCCGGTCGCTGCCGGCCGGGCCCTGGTCCCGCGTCGAGTGGGCCGGACAGGTCTGGACCGTGGTCGGGGAACCCCAGCGCTTTGGCGGCTCCCTGCGCCTGGCCCACGACGTGGCGACGATACGGAAACGAGGGTGAGCCCATGGCGACGGTGAAGCCCAACACGGACAGCATCGTGGCGCACCTGCGGGGCGTCCGGGACGCGGTCGCGGACGAACTGGACCAGCGGGCCGACCGGGTCCGAGCCGTGGTCGAGGCGCACCGGCACACCGGGGCCTTGGCGGCCCACACCCGGGTCCGCACGAACCGGACGGACTCCACGGTGACCCTGGAGGACCCGGCCGTGTACGCAATCAACTACGGCCACCTCACGCCGAACGGCCGCTGGGTGCCCGGTATCCACGCCATCGAGGCGGGCCTATGAGGCCGGTACTACCCGACGTGGATGCCCTGGTGACCGACGCCCTCCGCCAGGTCCTGAGCGGTGCCACGGTGCGCGTGGGCTGGCCCGCCGACTGGGCCGACTGGCTACCTCTGGTGGTGGCCCGCCGCGTGCCGGGCGGCACGGCCACCCCGCAGGGCATCGACGTGGCCCTGATCGACGTGCAGTGCGCCGCCGTCGACCGGCGCGACGCTTCCCGGCTGGCCCGCACGGTCCGGGTCGCCCTGGCGGAGGCGTGCAGAGCGCAATTCCGCGGTGCCGACGGCTACCTGAGCCGGTTCGAGGACGTGTCGGGGCCGGCGGAGATCCGCGTGCGGGTCCGTAACCCGGAGGGGTACCGGTCAGAGGTAGTCGGCGGATACCAGTACCAGCTTCCCGCTTCGCTCCCGACCGGGGGCGGCCTGACCGATGGCGAGGCCCGCATGATCCGCGCGGCCGTTGGCGCCTCCGGCCTCTTCGCCGTGCCCGTGGAGTCCCTGGGGGGTGCGCTGTGAGCCTGCTGGACTCCGGCCCCGACCAGGTCACGGTCTACCCGACGGCGGACGTGGACGACGGGTACGGCGGCACCAAGCCCGGCCCCGGCGCCCCGGTGACGATCCGGGCCCGCGTCCTTCCGACGACCACCGACGAGAGCGGCGAGGCCGGCTACCTGACCGGCACGGAGTACCGGGTGTACGCCCGGTCGCTGCCGGCCGGGCCCTGGTCCCGCGTCGAGTGGGCCGGACAGGTCTGGACCGTGGTCGGGGAACCCCAGCGCTTTGGCGGCTCCCTGCGCCTGGCCCACGACGTGGCGACGATACGGAAACGAGGGTGAGCCCATGGCGACGGTGAAGCCCAACACGGACAGCATCGTGGCGCACCTGCGGGGCGTCCGGGACGCGGTCGCGGACGAACTGGACCAGCGGGCCGACCGGGTCCGAGCCGTGGTCGAGGCGCACCGGCACACCGGGGCCTTGGCGGCCCACACCCGGGTCCGCACGAACCGGACGGACTCCACGGTGACCCTGGAGGACCCGGCCGTGTACGCAATCAACTACGGCCACCTCACGCCGAACGGCCGCTGGGTGCCCGGTATCCACGCCATCGAGGCGGGCCTATGAGGCCGGTACTACCCGACGTGGATGCCCTGGTGACCGACGCCCTCCGCCAGGTCCTGAGCGGTGCCACGGTGCGCGTGGGCTGGCCCGCCGACTGGGCCGACTGGCTACCTCTGGTGGTGGCCCGCCGCGTGCCGGGCGGCACGGCCACCCCGCAGGGCATCGACGTGGCCCTGATCGACGTGCAGTGCGCCGCCGTCGACCGGCGCGACGCTTCCCGGCTGGCCCGCACGGTCCGGGTCGCCCTGGCGGAGGCGTGCAGAGCGCAATTCCGCGGTGCCGACGGCTACCTGAGCCGGTTCGAGGACGTGTCGGGGCCGGCGGAGATCCGCGTGGGCGACCCGCCAGCCGGGCCGGACCTGTTCCGGTTCCAAGCCGCCTACCGCGTGACCGCGCGGCCCCTATGACCTACCCCTGGAGAACAGTTTGGCTCTGATCGACAACGCCGCCATCGTCCCGGCCGGCGGCTACATCTTCATCGCTGACCCCGATACCGAGAAGCCCGCCGACCTGGCCGACCCGACCAAGCCGGGCGGCGCGTGGGAGAGCATCGGGCACACCAAGCTTGACGCCCTGCCGGAGTTCGGCCGGGACGGTGACGACCCGGAGATCAAGGGCAGTTGGCAGAACGCCAAACTCCGCGCGACGACCCCGGACGTGACGTACTCCGTCACCTTCCAGTCCATCCAGGCCACGGCCCTGACCTATCAGCTCTACTTCGGTGCGGGCCCGGCGGCCATCCAGGCGGACAAGTCGTTCCGCATCCCGGCCACGCCCACCCCGCAGACCAAGGCGCTCCTGGTGGTCCTGGTGGACGGCACCAACTACCTGCCGCTGTACCACCCGCGCGTCTCCCTGTTGGGCTCCGACGCGGTGGGCATGTCGTCGGACGACTTCGTGTCGTTCCCGATCAAGGGAACCTTCCTGGGGTCGTCGAAGCTGGGCGGCGCCATCGGTGAATGGGCCCAGGTTGCAGCTCCGGAGCCTCCGCCGCACCACGACAAGGAGTGACGTAGCGCGGCGCCGGCCTAGCGCCCCGCGAACCCCCTCCGCCTGGCCCGTCCCTCCAGGCGGAAGACCTCTTCCCAGGGACCACCAACACCGACTGTGGGGACGACCCTTGGCACTTTCTTGCGCGGACATGATGGCGGAAGCTGCGGCGGAGTACGAGGCTCTTCCGCTGGAGACACGGGCCGGCGAAACGATCCAGCTCCGCAACATCCTCATGCTTCCCGACGACGGCCTGAAGGCGGCCCGCGCCATCCTCGCGCGCTTCGGTGAGACCGGATCGGAGGAGCTGGAGGAGCTGGTCCCCAAGATCCGTGACCTGCTCCTCCTGGTGGCCGACGACCCTGCCGCGCTGAAGACGGAGATGCAGGACTGGCCGCTGGCCGTGTTCGTCCGCACCGTCGGTGAGTGGCAGGAGGAGACCCAGGTGGGGGAAGCTCCGCGCTCGGACAGCTGATAGCCCAGGGCCACGGCGCGGCGCTCCGAGCGGACCTCCAGCGCTACTACGGCCTGGACCTGGTCGACGTGTGGCGGGGCGCCCTGACGCCGCGCCGGGCCTGGCACCTGTCCGAGCACCTGCCCCCGGGCTCCGCCCTGGCCGCATCGCTGGCCGGCGGGCCCGAACATCGCGGCTGGACAGTGCAAACGCACCTGTTGGCTGCCCTGTTGGACGCCGTGCGCTTCGCCGACGCCAACAACGTCCGCGTCTCCGGCGGACGCCTCAAACGGGACCCGGTTCCCGTCAACGTTCCACAGGTCAAGGCGGACAAGCACGAGCGGCCACGCCTCGACCTGTCCACGCACCCCTTGGCCAAGCCCATTGCACCAGGGGGTAATTCATGGCCGGCCCCGGAGGCCGCGAGGTAGGGCGCCTTTCGATCCGTGTCCTTCCCGACACGTCGAACTTCGCCGTCAGCCTCCAGCGCTACCTTGACCGCGTCGAGCGGCGGGCCCGCGTCCAGGTCCAGGCCGTCCCGGACCTGGAAGGGTTCCGAGAGCGGCTGAACGCCAAGTTGGCGCGGGTCCGCGCCCGTGTCCGCGTGAACGTCGACCCGGACCTTTCGGAGTTCCGTTCACGACTGCGTGAACGCCTCCAGGGCGCGAACGCCGGCCTTGGCGTCCGCCTGGAGGTCTCCGAACGGGAAGTCGCCAGGCTGCGTCGTGAGCTGGCGCGCATCCGGCCGCCGATGACGATTCCCGCCCGCGTCGAAGCGGACCGGGACCGGCTGGCCACGCTGGCCCGGGACGTGTCCCACGTCGGGGACAGCTCCGGCGGTGCCGGCCGCAAGGTGCTGTCCCTGGTGGGGACGCTGGGGAAGCTGTCCACGGCCGCCTCCAGCATTCCGGCGGTGGCGGGACTGTCGTCCTCCATCGCGTCCATGGCTCCAGCGGCCGGGGTCGCCGCGCCGGCCGTCCTGGCCCTGGCATCGGCGGGCGTGGCCCTGAAGGTCGGCATGTCCGGCCTGGGCGACGCTTTGGCCGGCGACGCGGAGGCCATGGCCGAACTAGCGCCCGCTGCGCAGGACTTCGTCACGCAGGCCAAGGCCCTGGGGCCGGCGTGGGACGAGGTGAAGCGGTCCGTCCAAGGCTCCCTGTTCCAGGGCCTGGGCGACACCCTCACCCGGACCGCGAACGCGGTCCTGCCCGTGCTGCGGACGGAGCTTTCCGGCACCGCCTCCGCACTGAACGCCATGGGCAAGGACACCCTGGCCACGGCCCGCACGCTGGCCCAGGACGGCGCACTGGGCCAGGCCCTCAGCGGGGCTACCCGGGGCCTTCAGAACATGAAGAGCCTTCCCGGAACGGTCCTTCAGGGCCTGGTCCAGCTCGGCGCGGCGGCGGCTCCGACCTGGGAGCGGATGACGACCTCCATGGGCCAGGGCCTGGACCGCCTCCGGGCCAAGATGGACCGGTCGTTTGAGTCCGGCGCCATGCAACGCGGCATCGAGGCGGCCGTAGGCGTGGCGAAGGAGTTCGGTAGCACTCTGGCCAACATCGGCCGGACCCTGGGCAACGTCCTGGGCGCGGCGGCCGACGCCGGCGGCGGGGCCCTTCAGGTTCTCTCGGAGCTTGCGGCCACGGCCGCCAAGGTCACCGCGACTCCGGAGGCCCAGGAGACGTTCCGGGCCCTGTTCGAGACCGTTTCGGCGGTCGGCAAGGCCGTCTCCACGATCTTGGGTGGTGCGTTGAAGGCGGTCATGCCGCTGTTGAACACGCTGGTCACGACTCTGGCCGGGCCGGTGCAGAGCGCGGCCGGGACCCTGGCCCCGGTCTTCGTTCAACTGGCCCAGAGCCTGGGGGCCGGCCTGGCCCCGGTGGTCAAGGTGGTCGCCCAGGCCCTGGCCGCGATCCTGCCGATCGCGGCCCAGCTCATCAGCCAACTGGCCGGGGCCTTGGGGCCGGTGTTGGAGATCGTCGGCGGCCTGGTGGCGAAGATCGCTGGGGCGCTGCTGACGGCCTTGAAGCCGATCCTGGCCCAGCTTCCGAGCATCCTGGGCCCGATCCTTTCGGTGATCGGAGAGCTGGCGCCGATCCTGGGTGACCTGGTGGGCCAGCTGATCAGCGCCCTGGCGCCTGCCCTGGCGACGATCGGAAAGGCACTGGGCGAACTCCTGGTCGCCTGCGGCCCGCTGATCACCGCCCTGGGCACGTTGCTGGCCGGTGCTCTGAAGGCCCTCGTTCCGGTCATTACTCCGGTGATCACGCTGGTGGGCAAGGTGGCCGGTGTCCTGGCCGAACTGGCGTCGAAGTACATCACCACCATCGTGGTTCCGGCGATCAATGCCATTGTGGCGTTGCTGCGTGGCGACTTTTCCGGAGCGCTGGACGCGGCCAAGTCGGCACTGTCGGGGCTGGCTTCGTTCTTCGGGAGCATCTTCACCAAGATCGGCTCCGTCGTCCTGTCCGGAGTTTCCGCCGTGGTCGGCTACTTCGCGGACCTGGCGTCACGGGCGTGGGCGCAGGTCAAGACCATGGGCTCCAACATCGTCTCGGCGGCCCGCTCCGGCCTGTCGTCCATGGGTGACCGGATCTCCTCCGGAATCTCGTCCGCCGTGGCGACCCTCCGCAGCCTTCCCGGCCGGGCCCGGGACGCCCTGGGCAACCTGGGCTCCACTCTCTGGAACGCCGGCGCTTCGCTGATCCGCGGCTTCATCGACGGCATCTCGTCCATGATCACCAGCCTGAAGAACAAGCTGGGGAGCATCACGTCCATGCTGCCGGACTGGAAGGGCCCGGCCGCGTTGGACGCCCGGATCCTGACCCCGAACGGCCGCCTCCTGCTGACGGGCTTCATGAAGGGCATCCAGGACCAGGTCCCCGAACTCAAAAGGCAGTTGGGCGGCATTACCGCGGACATCCCGGCCATGGTCGGGACCCGGCCGGTACTGCCCCGGGCCGAACAGGTCCGGCCCGGTCCGACGAGCGGCCGCGCCTCGACCGCAATCACGATCGAGAACTTTCACGCTGGCGACATGCAGCCTGCCCAGGTCGCGCGTGAACTGGATTGGCTCATGAAGGCCAGGGGGTGACGTGCCACAACTACTGGACGCATCGGGTGACCAGGTCACCCAAGACGGGCAGATCGAGTTCGCGGGTCTGCTCATGGGCGAGACCACGGAGTACGTGGGCGAGCAACTGACCGGATGGGACGACCTCCCCGACGTGGAGTCGACCACCGTGCTCCGCCCCACCCAACACGGGGGCTGGCCCGGCCAGCTCCTGGCCGGCACCCGCACCCTTCAGTTCGACTTCATGGTTCTGCCGGACAGCATGGAGCGTTACCCCGCGCTCTTGGCGGATCTGCGCCGGGCGACCGCTCCGACCCAGCGGGAACAGGACCTGGTGGTTCAACTCGCCGGAGCCCGGCGGCTGATGCGGGGGCGGGTGACCCGGCGGGCCCTGCCTGCGGACCGTCGATACACCCGAGGGGAGCCGTACGGGTCGGTGGTGTGGGAGTGCTCCGACCCCCGCCGGTACGAACCGCAGGAGAACCGCGTGACCTGCGGGCTACCGGCCCCGGAACCCGGCCTGGACTGGACGGACGGCCTGGACTACCCCCTGGAGTGGGGCATCACCGGGTCCACCGGCACTCTCGTGGCGCCCAACCTCGGCGAGGCCCCGACGCATCCGGTGGTGGAGTTCCGGGGCCCGGTGGTACGTCCCTCGCTGCTCCAGCTCCACACCGGTTGGCGCCTGGAGTACGACATCACCCTCACGGAGTCCGACGTCCTGCGTATCGACTGCGCCGAGGGGACCGCCGTCCTCAACGACACCGCGTCACGGCTCTACACCGTGACCGCGTCCAGCGTGCCGGAGCAGACGTTCACGTTCGACCCCGGGGTTTCCGTCCTGGCCTTCCGGGCGGCGCCCGGTTTCTACGACCCCTTGGCGTCCGTCACCGTGCGGTGGCGGTCGGCTTTCTGGTGAGAGGCAACATTGACTGTACGTAGTGGCTGGCTGGTCAACCGGGACTCCCCGGGTGGCGGGCAGACCCGGGCGGACACCCGGCTGGTCCCCGTCGGCACCTGGACGCCGCAGGGCGAACTCACCTCGCGCGGCGGCGTGGTCCCCGGCGGGAACCCGTTCGCGTTGACTGCGGCCGGCGCGATGCAATGCACGATCGGCACCGGCCGGGCCCTGATCAGCGGCAGTTCCGTACAGGGGGCGTATCCGGTGGCGGTCACGGAGCCGGAGACGCTGACGATCGCGGACGGAGACGCGCAGTATCCGCGGAAGGACAGCGTCCTCCTGCGGGTCGACGACTCCGCCTACGACGGGTCGGACCAGTCCACGGCCGCCCTGGTCGTCGCGCGGGGCACCCCGTCCGCCACGCCGGAGGCTCCCGCGGCCTCCGGCACGGCAGAGAAGCTGTACGAGATCACGGTGCCCGCCGGCACTTCAGCCGGCACAGGCGGGATCGACTGGGCCACCGCCGTCTCCGACCGTCGCCGGACCACCGTGTCCCTGGGCGGCATCCAGGCCGGTGGCTGGAGCCTGAACTACGGCGGCGCCTACCCCGGCCAGTACCGCGACAACAACCGTGGCCTGGAACGCTGGGACGGCGAGAGCTGGCGCAGTGTGGCGGAGCGCCACTACGTCGCCGTCCGCAAGACCGACGCCTACAACCTGGCGGCGAACCGCTACACCCCCGTTCGCTGGAGCAGCGTCGATGCGCGTACCGACGCATCGATGTGGACGCCGACGAACCCCACGCGCCTCGTGGCCCCCGTCGGGGGGCTCTACACCGTGTACGCCCAGCAGACATGGCCCGGTGGTGCCGAACAGGCACGCGTCACCGTCACCAAGAACGCCGGCGTCGGGGAATGGCACATGTCGTTCGTCGCCCGGTCCAACGGTGGGCAAGGCCACGCCACCGCCCTCCCCCTCGTGCTCCAGGCCGGCGACTTCATCGAGGTGAACGTCTACTCAGCGACTGCCCTGGACAACGTCCCCGGGCGGTACAGCTACGCCACGCTGCGGTGGGAAGGCCCAGCATGACAACCGCCGCCCTACCCCCGGCCGGCTACCGGTTCCTGTTCACAGACCTGCGCACCGACCAGCTCCTGGACGTGCTCCCCGTCCAACAGGTCACCTTCGACGACTACATCGGCAAGGCCGGGACCCTGCGGGGAACCCTCGCGGCGCCCGATGAGGCGACGGCCGCACGGATCAAGGCCGCCGTGACGCCGGGCCGGACCGCACTGTGGGTGGAGCGCGGCCGAGACCTGTGGTGGGGCGGCATCATCTGGACCGCCACGCCGGCCACGAACGACCGGGGCGCGGTGACCGTCGCCCTCCAGGCGGCCACGTTCGACTCCTACTGGGACCACCGCGAAATCCGGGACACCCTGGAGGCACAGCAGGCGGACCAGCTCGACATCGCCCGGAACCTGGCCACCTACGCCGCGACCAAGGCCGGCGGAGACATCGGCATCCGCATCGACTACACAGGCACGGCCGGTGTCCGGCGGGACCGGACGTACTCCCGGTACGACGCGACGCCGGTACGGGAGGCCCTGGATCGGCTGGCGGCCGTCGACGGTGGCTTTGAGTGGCGCGTCCAGGTCTACCGGGAGGCGGAGACCGGCGAGCGCGTGAAGCGACTCCAGCTCGGATACCCGAAGATCCGCTCTGGCGCGGTGCCGGTGATGCTGACGTACCCGGGCAACGTCCTGGCCTACTCCTGGCCGCAGGACGCCACCGGCATGGCCAACACCTGGCAGAGCCGGGGCGCGACCGACAACCAGAACCAGGCCGAACAGTCGAACCCCCTGCTGTCCACGGAGTGGTCCTACCCCGAGAAGCTGACGGAGGGGTGGCCCCGCCTGGACGGGCACAGCGACTACACCACCGTGGAGCGGCTGACCACGTTGGACGAGCACGCCAAGGCCGACCTGGCCCGTGCCAAGGAGCCGGTGGTGATCCCGTCGATTCAGGTTCGTCTGGACGGAGAAGTGACGCCCGCGCTCATCGGCGCAACCGTCCGGCTTCGCATCCGCGACACCTGGTTCTCCGATGGCCTGGACGCCACGTTCCGGGTCGTCGGGCTGAGCGTTACCCCAGACCAACGCGGCCAACAGGAGGCCGCAGAGCTGTTCTTGGAGGCGACCTAGTGGCGATCATCCCGCAGGATCTGACCGACCGCATCCGGCGCCTGGAGGCGGAGCTGCGGATGCTGACCACGGCCGCGAACCGGCGGCCGGCCATGAATCAGGTACTTCACGGAGACGTGAAGATCGGGGAAGGCGGCAGCCTCTCCGTTCGGCAGCCCGGCGGCAGGGAGACGTTCCGGGTCGGCGAGGTGGGCCCTGTCGCGGGCGAACACGCCTTGGTCGTCCGCCGTCGAGACGGCAGCGAAGCGCTGTCGGTGTGGAACGGCACCACGGCCGAAGGCCAGGCCCAGGCCCTGCGCATCAAGGACGCCCAGGGCAACGAACTCCTCTCGGAGGACGTGGTGGCCGGCGGCCTGGCCCGCCCACACCTGCCCGTCGTGATGACCCCGGCCCAGGGGGCTGACTGGCCCTCCACCAAGGCCACCGACTGGACGGACCTCCAAGTGGCCTGGCCCGAGGTCCAACACCCCCGCATGGAGGTCTTCGCCCAGGCCCTGGCCAACGGGGCCGGTGGAGATATCCGCATCACCGTGGACGGTCAGACCGTGGCCTCCGGCTCCACCAACAAGGCCGTCCAGGCAACGTTCAAGATCCCCAATTACACCTTCGGCGCGCATCCGGAAATCAAGCTCCAAGCCCGCGCCAAGGCCAACTCGACGGTATGGGCATGCGTTCAACGGCTGTACGGCGTCGCGTCCTGACCCACCCACGACCACACGGCCCGCCGGGCACTACCGGCGGGGCCTTCCACGCACGACAGAAGGAGGCGGCTTGGCGAAGGCCGCAGACGTAATCCGCACAGCACGCGGAGAGATCGGCTACCGCGAGGGATACAGCGGAGGCCACTGGAACAACCACCAGCGCTACAGCCCGGCCGTGCCGGGCCTGGAGTGGAGCCAGAACCAGGCGTGGTGCGCCACGTTCGTCTCCTGGAGCGCCCGGGAGGCCGGCGCGGCGTCGCTGTTCCCGGTGACCGCGTCGGTGTGGACCGCGTACAACTGGTTCAAGTCCCGGGGCCGGTACTCCGCGTACCCCGCCATCGGCGCCCAGGTGATCTACGGCCGGTCGGCAAACTCGCACACCGGCATCGTGGTGGCGTACGACGCGAACACGATCACCACCGTTGAGGGCAACACGAACACGAGCGGCAGCGCGGAGGGGGACGGCGTCTACCTCAAGCGCCGCAACCGCCGGGACGCCTACGTCCACGGGTACGGCCTGCCGCAGTATGCGGAGGGCGTGACCACCGCGGACCCAGCCCTGAAGGGGAAGGCCGGGTTCGTCTACAAGGCGGTGGCCTCCGGGCCGGCTACGTCCGGCTCGCACGCCGGATCGTCGAAGGGCAAGGCGGTGGTGGTGAAGGCCGGCCAGACCCTGGGCGCGATCGCCGCATCCGCTGGTGTCTCCCTGGCCGCGCTCCTGGCGGTCAACCCGCAGGTGAAGAATCCGGACGTGATCCACCCCGGCGACCAGATCACCGTGCCGGAGAAGGGCGCCAAGCCTCCGACCAAGGTCACGCCGGGGGTGTCCCTGGTCCGCATCCGCGCGGCGGCCGTCCGTGACCCGGACCGGGGCCAGGGCGGCACCACCTACCCGGCCGATGTACGGCACGTGGAGTCGGCACTGAAGGCGGAGGGCCTGTTGGACGCCCGCTGGTGCGACGGCTCGTTCGGGTCCATGACCCGCATCGCGTACGCGAACTGGCAGAAGCGGGCCCGCGTCGGCGGCCCCCCGGACGGCATCCCCGGTATTGCCTCGCTGCGCCTGCTGGGCGCGAAGCACGGGTTCACCGTGAAGGGGTAGAGGTGAGCGACCGCGACGAGCTGGGCGCCGTGATGATCGGAGCCCGTGAGATCTACGACGAGCTGGTGGCGCTGCGCGGCGACGTGCGGAGCCTGACCCAGACCCACGAAGCGGTCACCCAGACCCTCGCGGACCATGAGAGCCGGCTGCGGGGCCTGGAGCGGTGGCGTTACGCCCTGCCCCTGGCAGCAGTCACCTCCCTGGGCACGCTGATCGCGGCCCTGGTCAAGGCGGCCGGGGCGTAACGCCCCCCAGTGCATCCGGGCGCGCACCCGCCCCTTGTCCTGGAGGACTCATGCCCCATCCGCACATCGCTCTCGTCGGCAAGGCCCGGTCTGGAAAGGACACCGTGGCCCAGCTCCTGGTCCGCCACGCCAGTTTCACCCGGCTGGCGTTCGCCGACGAACTGAAAGCGGCCCTTGTTCGCCTGAACCCGCTGGTTGTCTCGTGCTGTTGCTACAAGGAGCACCGGCTGAAGGACGCTCTGGAGGACCACGGCGGGTGGGAGGGCGCCAAGGCCCTGGGGGAGGTCCGGCGGCTCCTTCAGCAGTGCGGCCAGGCAGTGCGCGACCGCGATCCGGATTTCTGGGTCCGGCCGGTCCTGGCCCAGGTCCGCCACGGCAGCGAGTGGCACATGCCGTGCGTCGTGGCGGATGCCCGCTACGCCAATGAGCTGGACGCGCTCCGCGCGGAGGGCGCCGTGGTCGTCCGGGTGGAGCGGCCGGGCGCCGGCCTGGACGGTGACGCCGGAACGCACCCCTCAGAACTGGAGCTGGACGGCATCACGCCGGACCACGTGCTCCACAACACCGGGACGCTGTCCGAACTCCGCGACAGCGTCCGCGCATTGTTCAACAAGTTGGGAGACTGAATGTTCGATCTGATCCGCCAGGCCATCCGTGACAACCCCGTCCGGGTTCGCACGGCCCTGGGCGCGCTCCTGGTCCTGCTGGGCCACTACGTTCCCGCTGTGGCTGACGTGGCCGTCAATGACCAGGCCATGGACGCGATCACGTTCCTGGTGATCCTGGTCCTGGGTGAGGGCGCGTCGCGGAAGGTGGCGGCGAAGTACAACCCGGCTCCTGTGCCGGAGGAGTCGGTGGGCGACGGCACCGGCCGGTGAAAGTGGGGCTCGAACGGACAGCGTTCCGTTCGAGCCCTTCGCCGTATCTGGAGTGCTGGTGCTGGTCACGCCCCCCAGTGGATTGCGCCATAAGCGACTGAGCACGGCCGTTGCGGGCCGGTGAGCAAGCGGAGATTCCTGTGGCAGCAATCAACACCATCAGCCGGTCCGGATCGCGGTTCTACGTGGACCCGGAGACCGGCGCCAAGGCGCCCGGCGTGACCAGCGTCCTGTCCATGCTCCCAAAGGGCTTCTTGCCGTTCTGGGCGGCCAAGGAGGTGGCGACGGCGGCCGTGGACAACCTCGGCTCCCTGGTGGGCCTGGCGATGAACGACCGGGCCGGCGCCATCGACTACTTGAAGGGCGCGCCCCGGCGGGTGACGAAGGCGGCGGCCGACATTGGCAGCGCGGCGCATGATGTGTTCGAGCGCCTGGCCCGTGGTGAGGCAGTGACCCGCGTCCACCCGGACCTCCGCCCCTACGCGGAGCACTTTCGGGAGTTTCTGGACGCCGTGCAGCCGGAGTTCCTGTTCCTGGAGGACGCGGTCTGGTCGGACCAGCACACCTACGCCGGCAGTTTCGACGCCATCGCGCGGATAGGTGGGGAGACGGTGGTCTTGGACTGGAAGACGACCCGGTCCGGGGTTCATGAGGAGGTGGCGTTGCAGCTTTCCGCGTACGCGAACGCGGACCGCATCGTGAAGGCGGACACCGGGGAGTCCGTCCCCTTGCCGGAGATCGACGCGGCGGCCGTTCTCCACGTCCGGCCGGAGGGCTGGAAGTTGGTGCCCGTGCGGCACACGCCGGAGCTGTTCGCCACCTTCCTTCATCTGCGGGCGGTGTTCGACTGGGAGCGGGAGGGCAAGCGCGGGGTGATCGGCCGGCCGGTGGCTTCCGGCGGGGAGGCGGAGACGGGCACCCAGCGGCGCGCGGCGTAGGCCGACCGTGGGTGTCACGGACCCCAGTGCATGGAAGTAGCGAGAGGCCCGGCCCGCGCGCCGGGCCTTTGCGCTGTCTCATTCCCAGCACTCCCAAGGAGAGCCAGCACAGTGGCCCGCACCCTCCGCGTGTTCGACACCGACCCCAACGCCCGCCCGAAGGTCTTCACTTCGGACTACGTGGGCCGATTCCGTGCCGGGCAGCAGCTCAACGGCCGCCCCGTCGCACTGAAGGCGTGGCGCATCACGACCGGTGACCCGGAGGTGAGCAAGACCGTGGCTGCACTGTACGGCGGGACTCCCGAACCATGGGAGACCTCCAAGGAAGACTGCGTGGAGGTGCTGACCGACACGGACACCGTCAAGGTCATTGTGGACGGCCCGGACGCTGTGACGTTCCGGATGGCGCTGTACGGCATGACCGGCAAGCCGATCCATGCCTGCGACGGCGTGGAGTTCACCGACCCGGAGGACCCGCGCTACGGCCAGCCGTGCGGCTGCCCCACGACGCTCCAGGAGCGCAAGGCCGCAGCCAAGGCCGGTCACGGGCCGAAGCCAGACCAGCGGATGGACTTCCGCCTGGCCGACGCTCCGGAGCTCGGCCGCTTCCGGCTCATGACCGGCTCCTGGGACTTCATGAAGAGCCTCGAAACGCTCTGGCGGGAGCTGGAGGTCGTCGGCGGTCCGGCCCTGTGTTCGCTCGGCCTGGAGCTGGTCGAGTTCACCACCAAGGCCGGTGTGGACGTGGCGTACCGAAAGCCGGTCCTGACCGTGCACGGCCCCGCCTCGACGGAGGCTGGCCCGGCCGTTCCCTCCCTGTCCAAGGTCACCGCGGATTCCGCACCGTTCTGATCACACCCTTCAGACCAACGAACTTCGGCCGACTGTGCGCCCGATGCCGCGCGCGGCCGACCGGACATGAACCAAAGGAGAGCACGGTGGCCAAGAGGGGCCATATCCATGACTTCACCGGCCAGGAAATCCGCGAGGGGGACACCCTGGTGTACGCGGCACGACGCGGCAACAGTGTGCGCATGGTGGAGGCCGTCGTCCTACGGACCTACACCGAGAACTACAAGGGCCGCGTTCTGCCCATGCTGAAGGTGAAGCCGACCGGCAACGAGAGCGGCTGGGTCAAGCGCGCCACGTTCCGCGTGGAGACGGTGGCGGCCGAACACGTCGCCGTGACAGTCCCGGCGGAGGTGCCAGCCGGTGTCTGACGTGCTCCTGGTCCTGGCGGTCATCGCCCTGGCAATGGCCATCGCCGGTCGCGCCGTCTGGTTCCTGCTGACCTTGGGTGTCGGTCTGGCGGCTGTTCGACGGAGCCGCCGGTGAGCAACGCGGCGAAGGCCAAGGGGACCCGGTGGGAGCGAGAGGTCCGGCACTACCTGAACACGGCCCTTGGCCAGTACGTGGACCACTGGAAAGACGTGACCTACCCCTGGAAGGACCCGCACGACCCGGACAACATCACCCGGCCGGCACAGACCGGCGCCAAGGACGTGGGAGACCTCCACGCCCAGCCGTTCGTCATCGAGTGCAAGGCGGAGCGTTCCATCCGTCTGGCCGACTACGTACGCCAGGCAAACCGAGAGGCGGAACACGCCGGTTTCCCGTACGGCGTGGCCGTGGTGAAGGCCCCGCGTCGACGCGTAGAGGACGCCTACGCGGTCATGGACCTGATCACGTTCGGGCGCGTCCTCCAAGCCCTCCGCCATCTCGACTGACCTCCCGGAAGCGGGCGTGTCACGGACCCCAGTGCATGGGGCCGGACACGCCCGCTTTGCGTTGGAGGAGAGACGTTGCGCACGAAGGACTTGGCCCAGTTTCTGGTCCGCTTCTCGGAAGTGGTGGAGGAGCGCGGGGAGTACGGCGTTCCCTGCCCCGTCCATGACGACCAGCGACCCAGCCTGTTCTTTCGTCTCAAGGAGGACGGGCGGCTCCTGGTGCGCTGCTGGGCTGGATGCCCCCGTGACGTCATCCTGGCGGCGCTGGGCATGAGGCCGGCGGACCTGTTCGACTGGACCCCGGGAGCGGGCGTGAAGGCGTCGGCCAAGCCGGTGCCCGGTGTCCTGGACGCCGGAGCCCTGGCGGCTCTGGCCCAGTACGTGGACACCACGAACGTGGCGTTCCTGGACCCGGAGCACTCGGAAGCCCGGGACTACGTGGCCGAACGCTTCGGCCTCGACGCGGAGCGCGCGGTGGACCTCGGCCTGGGCCTGGACTACCCGGGCCTGGACGACCGGTTCCCCTACCGCTCCACCGGCTACCTGCGCCACCCTCGCCTGACGGTCCCGCTGTGCGACTTCAACGGCAGGCCCCGGGGCCTCCAGGGCCGGGACCTGACCGGGCACTGCCCGGCCCGGTGGCTGTCCATCGTCTCCCCGGATGGCTCGGCGTGGGCCAAGTACGGCGTCCTACGCGCCAATTCCGGCTATGCCACGGTGCTGATCACCGAAGGCCCCGGCGACGGCCTGACAGGCGTTGCCGTCGGATATGACGTGGTGATGGTCCGGGGTGCGGGCCTGGCCCGCAACGCCGCGCTCGTCGCAGAGCTGGCTGCGGGGCTGGGAGACCGAGACGTGGTGCTGGCCGGTGACCGGGACACCGCCGGGGCCGCCTTCACCGATGCCTTGGCGGACGCCTTGGTCCAGGCCGGGGTCATGGTCCGGAAACTGGAGATCCCGACGCCCGGGGACGACCTGACCGACTGGCGGGCTCGCGACCCGGAGGCATTCCCCGGCCACCTCCACGCGGCCGTCCGCCGGGCACCGCTCCACGTCCTGGACGTGGGGCCCGAACCGGACACGTCCGCCGTCGGCACGGACGAGCCCAGGCCCATGCCGCTTACTGATCTGGGCAACGCCACAAGGCTGTACCGCCAACTCGGCGGCCACGTGCGCATGGTGCCCGGCATCGGCGTCTACAAGTGGCATGGGACGCACTGGCAACTCATTCCGAAGGAAGCGTTGTACGCGGACGTGCGGGCGGTGATTCACGCACTGGAGGGTGAGACCGGCCATGATCCGGAGAAGCGCGCCCGGTGGGCGCTGAAGTCGCAGGACTCCGGGCGGGTCAAGGCCATGGTGGAGATGCTGGCTTCCATCCCCGGCGTGTACGCCACGGCCGACCGGTTCGACGCAGACCCGAACCTGTTGGCGTTCAAGAACACGGTGGTGGATCTGCGCACGGGCCAGACCCGGCCGCACGATCCGGCGGACATGAACACGGCCGTCCTGGACGTGGACTACCGCCCGGACGCCCAAGCGCCCCGCTGGGAAAGGTTCTTGGCGGAGTGCCACCCTCACGCGCCCGGCATGCCCAACTTCCTTCAGGTGCTCACCGGTTATGGGATCACCGGGTATGGCGTCGAACGCTGCTTTGTGATGCACGTCGGCCCCACAACGAACGGCAAGACCACGTTCACGGAGACCCTGGAGCGGGTATTCCGGGGGATCACGAAGCGGGCTGACCCCGCGCTCTTCCAGAAGCGGCGGGAGTCGGGCGGGCCCCGAGCGGACGTGGTCAGCCTGCGCGGCCGGCGCCTGGTGATCTCCTCCGAGTGGCCAGCGAACATGCCGCTTGATCAGGCGCTGATGAAAGCGGTCACCGGAGACCAGACGATCACGGCCCGGGGCGTTTACGCCCGGGAGGAGCTGACGTTTCGGCCGGTGTGCCTGGTCCAGGTGGACACCAACTACGCGCCGGACGTGGACGCGACCGACCAAGCGCTGTGGCAGCGCGTTCGGGTCGTCCCCTGGATGCAAGATTTCCGCGGGCGGGAGGACAAACGGCTGAAGGCGACGCTGGCGTCGGAGCGCGAGGGCATCGCGGCGTGGGCGGTACGCGGGGCCGTGGCCTGGTATCGGGAGCACACCGCCGGCCGGGGCCTGGCCTTCCCGGATGCGGTGGAGCGGCGTACCGCCCACTACCGCGACACCAGCCACCCCCTGGCCGGGTTCATCGGGGAGGAGTACGTGGCCCAGGAGGGCGCGCACGTTCCCCGCACGGCCACGTGGGAGCGCTACCGAACGTGGGTGGAGGAGTGCGGCATCCGCCATCCCATGACCCGCAACAAGTTCTACGACGCGCTTCGCACCTTCCCCGGTGTGCGGGAGTCCAAGGTGAACGGGACGCCGGTCCTGGCGAACTTGGCGGACTGCCGTTCGGTGTCACGGGCCCCAGTGGATGCGGGCACCGCAGACATCTTCGGCCAGCCCAGAAGCGCCGCGTAAGCGCGTACAGGGGCCCGTCCCGACCGGGCGGCCCCCTTCGCATGCCACGGAGCGGGTGCCCCGGCGGCCGACGCACCACCATGGAGCCCGCGTTGATCACCCACCGCCACCAACTGGCCGGCGACCAGACCACCATCCATGCCCTGGAGACGGAGGACGACGTACGCCAGGCCCGGGACTGGCTGACCACACACCAGCCACGGTCACTCGCCATGGATACCGAGACCACTGGTCTGGATACGTTCAGCACCGGTCACCGACTCCGCACCGTCCAGTACGGCACCGCGGACACGGCGTTTGTCGTTCCGGTCGAACGCGGGCCGGCCTTCATGGACTTGGCCCGCACAGTGGTGACTCGATGCCCGGAGCTGGTGATCCACAACGCGGCCTACGACCTGTTGGTGTTGGACCGCCACGGCGTCTCACCGCTGGAGACCGTCGCACCGCGTGTGCGGGACACCAAGATCCTGGCCCATCTCTCCGATAGCAGGCAGGATTTCGAAGGGGGAGTAGGCGTCAGCCTCAAGCCATTGTCCGCCTGGTACGTGGACCCGGCAGCGCCGGACACGCAGGCCGGCCTTACCCGGGTGTTCCGGTCCTACGGCCTGACCAAGGAAACCGGCTGGGCTCAGGTCCCCTACCAGGACGAGGTCTACCAGCGCTACGCCGGCCTGGACGTCCTCCTGGCCGCCCGCCTTCGCCCCCACCTGGAACAGGAGCTGGTCCGCCACGGCATTCCGGACACGCTGGTGGAGTACGAGCACCAGCTCATGGCCATCTGTGCGGCCATGGAGCGTCGCGGCATGCTCCTGGACGTTCCGTACACGGAGGGCCTGGTGAACCGACTTCAGGAGCAGGCGGCCACGCACTCCGCGAGGGCGGCCCGGTACGGCGTCGAGAACGTCAACTCCGATCGCCAGGTGGTGGCTGCGCTCCAGGGCATGGGAGAGAGCTGGGAGGAGACGACCGGTTCCGGGGCCCCGTCGGTGGCCAAGGAGGTGCTATTGCCCCTGGCGGACCTGAGCGACAAGTGGGAGCGGTTGCAGGTCCGCACGCCCAACCCGTTGGCGGACGCGGTCCTTCGCGCCAAGCGGGCGTCCAAGTGGCGCACGTCGTACGCCGTGGCCATGCTCGCGAACCGAGACGCCCAGGACCGTATCCACCCGAAGATCAACACCCTTGGGGCGAAGACGGGGCGGGCCTCCGTGTCGGACCCGCCGCTCCAACAACTTCCCTCCAAGGGTTGGGAAATCCGCCGGAGCGTCGTGGCGGAATCCGGTGCCGCCTACTTCAGCGTGGATCAATCCAGTGTGGAATTGGTTGTCTTGGCGGCCCTGTCGCAGGAACCGCGCATGTGCCAGGCCATCCGTGACGGCCGCAACCTCCACGACCACACGGCCACGCTCATGTTCGGGCCCGCGTTCACCAAGCACCAACGAGGTCTGGCGAAAATCGCGGGCCTGGGAACGTCGTACCAGGGCGGCGCGGCGACACTGGCGAGGCAGACCGGACTTCCCGTTTCAGTCATGCGGGATACTCTGGCCCGCTATGTGCGGGCCTACCCGGGAATTCGCCGATGGGCCCGCGGCCTTCAGCGCCACGCCCTGAGCAATGAGTGCGAGATCCGAACTCCTTCTGGGCGAAGGCTGGTTCTCGATCGGAATGCGCTCTATAAGGGTGTGGCCTACCTTTGCCAGTCCACAGCCCGGGACACCATGGGTCAGGCGCTCTTGGATCTCCACGCGAAGGGTCTGACGCAGTATCTGAATTTGTGGGTGCATGACGAGGTGCTGGGCACGGCCCCGGCGGCAGAGGCAGCCGACATTGCCCGGGAAGTCGCGAAGACGGTCCGCATGGATCTATTCGGTGTACCCATCGGCACCGATGCAGAGGTCTACGGAAAGACCTGGGCCGGGGGATACGGCCTCCCTGCCGACTGGGCCCCGAAGACCCCGTGAGGTTGTGACGGCCGCCAAGCTGGAGGCGGCTCGTTTCCGCGCGTAGGGGGCCTGGGCGGCAGCCGCACGATTCCGAGGTCGTTTACTTCAGAGGGACACCCATGGAGGCGGTGGAGCCTTTCACGAGCGCAAAGGGCGCCCCAAGAAATGATCAGTGATCTGCGACACACGCGCATCTTTGCGACACTCGAAGCCATTGGTACCGAACTGTCCGAATCCACACCGACAGGGCCTCTGACCTGCGGCGATGCCGAGTTCCTGGATCATCTTAAGCCCCTTTCGCCCGCTAGACACACGAAACCTGCACATTGGTGATCTTAACGGGTCGCTAACTACCTTCGTGGGTAGTTCGGACACACCGCGTGACTCGACGAAGGCGAAATGGAGACGTGTAGTGACTCGTGTTGAACAGGCGGAACGGACTCCTCAGCAGGAGCGCTCCATCCGCACCCGCAGGCGCATCCTCGAATGCGCAGGGACCCTCTTCGACCGGCGTGGCTACTCCGGAACCACAGTGGAAGACATCGCCAAAGAGGCCGCGGTGACGCGAGGTGCCCTCTACCATCACTTCCGCCACAAGCAGTACATCGCCGCCGCCATTCTTGAAGAGCAGTTCGAGGGAATGGTTATACCTCCGCAACGCGTGCGGATGCAGGAACTCGTGGACGCTGGATATCTGCTCGCCTATGGGCTGCAAAACGATGCGATCCAGCGAGGTGCCGCACGCCTGACGATGGAGCAGGGGACTGACCCCATCGATCGAGCGCGGGCCATGCAGCTGTGGGTTGAATTTGCGGTATCGATCCTGTTCGAGGCGCAGAAAAATGGAGAGGTCCGGCCCGGGGTGGACGTTAAGCGGGCCGGCAGAACTCTCGTGGTGTCTTTTACGGGAGCGCAAAACATGTCGCAGGCGCTCACCGACCGGCGAGACCTCTACGAATACATCACAGATATCTGGCGGTACAGCCTGCCCGGCGTCGTCAACGATGACGTAATGGGCCAGCTCACGTTCGACCCGGCACGAGGTGCGCAAATCGCGGGCAACAGAATGGCGCTCGCCAGCTAATCGGTATTCGGCACTGATGGTAAAGAAAAACCGGCGCCCCGGGGTTGCAGCCCCCGGGCGCCGGCCCATTCGCCCCCTTGCTGGGAGCCATGTTCAGCCTTTGAGACCCGCCCACCCTTGACCAGTGAACGCGGGACTCACGCCTACCACGGACAGGATTGTGGCACTGCACCCTTCGCTTCGCGAAATCAAAGATCATTTCACCCTTAGCGCGCACGCATTGGAATGCATCCGACGACGCGTGGAGCGCGTCCGCCGCGCTCCGCTTCCCGCACGACTTGTCGCCTTCCACCTCTGGCTCCGCCGTGGCCTCCTTCGTGCCACAGCCCAGCGTCTCGCCGTTGTAGCCCGCCCCCGCCCCGGGGGTCGTCTGCGCTACCTGCCGCGCACCACCCGGCGACACCTCCATGCCTGCATGGCCCGCGTGACGCATGACCGCGCCTGCGCGCGTACCTACCTCGCCCGACTGTCCCAGGCCGTCGGCGCTGCTGAACCGTCCCCGCTCTAAGCCGGACGGACGTTCTCCCCCTCTTTGGGCCCCCGCACCGGCTGCACGCTGCGACGGGGGCATTTCTATATCTGCTCGCTCTGAGCTGACCCCCATCCCCCTCTGACCACGCCTCCGTGCACGCGGGGCCGCGTGACGCTCCCCCCTGCCCGCGCACCGCCAAGGCACACCCCTACCCACGCATTCGAACACGCGTGCGGGATCGAGCACGGGCAGCTCCCTACCCGTTCATTCGAACAGGCGTACGAGTCCGCCTGTCACGGGCCCCAGTGCATGACCGGCGAACCCGGTCAATCCGGGCCCCTGCTCAAGGAGCACCACCCCATGCACCACCCCACCCTGATCCGTGCTGCCCAAAACGGCGACCAGGCGGCCACCGCCCAGATCCTGGAGGGCCTGGAGGGCCTGGTCTATCGCCTGGCAGAAAAGCGCGTCACCTGCTCCCCCGGCGTCACAGCCGGCTACGGGGACGCGCTGGACGACCTCCGCCAGGAGGGCAGGGTGGCCGCCCTGGAAGCACTCCGCCGCTACGACCCCGACGGCGGAGCACGGTTCAGCACCTTCGCTCACGCCCGCATCAAGGGCGCCCTGACCGACTCCGCCAACACCGGCTCCGGCCCGACGGTTTCGGCCGACGCGGTGGCCACCTTCAAGGGGTGCCTGGGAATCGTCGGCGGCGACATGGAGGCCGCGGAATACCTCGCCACCGTCCTGCCCTCCCGCCACCACCGGCTCAGCGCCGAGACCGCCCACAGGGTCCGCCAGGCCCTGGAGGGCACGGAGTCCCTGGACGGCCCGGCACACGCTGGCGACGCGTTCGTTTCGCTGAACGACACCATGGCGGACCCGAACCGGTACGGAGTGCCGGAGGACCTGACGGAGCCGGCCGACGAAGCCCACCACGACCAGGCCCGCAAGGCCGCACTGGCGAACGCACTCCTGGCGACGCTGAACGGCAACGCCGCGCGCATCGTCCGGATGGTCTTCGGGTTCGAGCCGGAGACCCACCTGTTCAACGGCTACGACCACAACGGCCTCCCGATACCCGATCACACCGCGATAGCCCAGGAGTTGGGCATCACCCCTGCCACCTCCCGGCAGACGTTGAAGCGGGCCCTGGACCGCCTCCGCGCACGCGTCGAATCACTCGCCCTGGAGGGCGTGGACCTGGACGTGGAACTGGCCGCATGACCCCACGCCTCAGGCGTCCGGCTCCAGCTCGGCGCCCGCCACGACGGCGCCGGCCCCCGCCGTACGACCGGGACGAAGTCCTGGCCCGCTGGTCCGGCTGCGCCTACTGCGACGGCCCAGCCCAGGAACTGGACCACGTGCTCCCCCTCGCCCGCGGAGGCCGGGACACGGCGGACAACGTCGTGGCCGCCTGCCGCACCTGCAACGCATCGAAGTACACCCACACCCTGGCCTGTTGGGCCCTGAGCGAAGGAAGCGCCACCCCGTGCGCATGCGATTCATGACCTTGGAAGACGCCACCCTGGCCGGCGCCTCCGTGATGGACCTGGGCCGGGACCTGGAGCTGGAGGTGGAGGTGACGGTGGGCCCGCACGACGGCGGAGACCCATGGCCGCTGGTCGACGCCGACGGCTAAGCCACGAAGAATGAAGAACACCCCGGAGGAAGATCATGGCTGAACAGTTCACCTGCGAGTACGACGGCGGAGCACGCATCGCCGGGCGCCCGGACCCGGATGGCTACGTGGAGGTGGAAGTCCAGCGCCTCGACGACGGCCAGGAAGCAACGACGTACGTCTACCTCGCCCCCGAGACCGCCCGCCTGTTCGCGCGATCGGTCACCCTGGCCTCCATCGCGGCCGACGGAGAAGCCGTTCCGACGGCGCCCGAAGAGCGAACGGCGGATCCATGCCCGAACGACAACGCCCCCTGCGCCTCTGCTTGCAGCGCTCGCTCCGACTGCCACCGTGAGGCCGTGGCGGACCTGTTCCGCCCCATCGATCCCGACGCCGAACGCGGGGAGATCACCCGAGAGGAGCTGTTCCTAGCGGCCCGGGAACTGGCCGGCCCAGCGGCCGGCCTGGACGATGTGCTGAAGGTGGCCGCCTACCTCGGCACCTGACACAAGCGGCCCCCTTCACCACGCCGGCGAAGGGGGCCGTTCTGCTGCACCCGTGGCGCGCTCCGAGGTCAGAACGCGTCGTTCTTGATGGCCGCGATGAACGCGGAGAAGGACTTGGTGGAGACGGTGAGGATGGGCCCCTCCGGGGTCTTACTGTCCCGGACCGGGACGGCGCCCGTCGTAGCGGCCGAAGCGGGCGCGCACTCCACGCAGTTACCGCCTTCAGCGCTGCTGTAGCTCGACTTGACCCACTGGGTCGATCCGTGGTTCACGACAGTGACTCCATCTGTGATGCGATCAGGCGGGCACTCTCCCGCGCGGACAGCGCCTCGCTCGTAAGCTCATCGTAGGTGCGGAGCGCCGCCCGAACGTGATCCGGTTCTTCGATGATGCCAGCAGTCTTGAAGTTCTCGACACACACGGAAGTTTGGTGTGTGGGTGTGGTGATCAGCGAAACCGGCCAGTCACTGAACAGGTGTGCCGGTGCGTCCAGCGGAAGGATTTGAACTCGCACTGTTGAACGCTCGCCAGCCTCCAGAAGTGCTTTGAGTTGCCGGCGCATGACTTCGGGGGAGCAGAGCTGACGGAGCAAGACGCTTTGGCACATCACCACGCGGACGTCTGGTGGTGCGTCTCTGTCAAGGATCGCCTGGCGGGTCAATCGGTTGGTGAGAAGCGTTGACACTTCGTCCTCCCCAGCTCGGGGAGCATTGCCCTTGAAAATGGATCTGGCGTAGTCCGCAGTCTGAAGGAGCCCGGGAATGATCGTCGGTGACCACTCCCGGATCACGGCGGCGGAGCGCTCCAGCGCCATTCGTTGTCGATACAGCGACGGGAACGAGCGCGCCACGATCTCCTCGTAGAGTCGCTTGAACTTCCCATCCGTGCCCAGGACTTCATCCAACATTGCTGGCAGCTCTGGCGGAATGCGCCCGTGGCACGTCTCCACACGACTGATCGTCGATTTCGATGTTCCGACCAGCCGGGCCAGCGCCTCCTGGCTCAGGGGGCGCGGATCGTACAGCTCCCGTGCGCTCTTCAGCTCCTCAGCGAACTGCCGCCGCGCGTCTCTAACTTCATCCTGTCCAGCGTCAAGGCCGTCGTTTCCCATCTCTTCTCCCTGACCACATAGCCGGTCCAAACCCCCCGGCGTCCGCGTTCTTGCAGGTCACAGTGATTGGCATATGCCACGTCGACCAGGGCCCAGGTTGGTCGGTGAAACGCTCGCCAGCGTAGCGCTCCGCTCTTAGGTTTGTGATCGGTCAGCCGCACAGCGTGACCGTGCGGGTGACTGTTGCCCAGCCACCCCCGAGGCTTGGAGAGCAGATCATGACCACTCCCACGGGCCGCACGCCGTACCAGGCGTGCGCCGACGCGGGTACGCAGCTCGACGACGCTCTGAAGGCGATCGGCATCCAGGCGGACCCGAGCACTGTGAAGGCGACGGAGCGAGAAGACGGCGTGCGCCTTCACCGCGTCGTCCCGCCGCAGCTCACCCCGAGCCAGACTGCCCGCGTGACCAGGCACCTGAAGGGGGCGCGCTCGTGAGCGGTAAGCCGGACGACGTGAGCCAGAAGAACGGCAAGAGGAACGAGCAGTCGCAGGGCCCAAACGGAGGCAAGAAAACCGACGACCGGGGACGACCGTGCAACGCCTACTAGCACGCCTGCTCTCCGACCAGCGGGCAGCCGCACAGGAGACGACGGTGACCGACGACAACTCGAACCCCGTCGCCTGCCCCTTCGGTTGGCACGACATGGCCCAGGAGTCGGCCACGGTGTGGACCTGCGAACAGCACGGCGCAACCCTGGTCGTCGGTGCCCTTGGCCCGCCCGCCAACGTAGCGCCGCGGATCACGCGGCCCCCTGAACTGGTCCCGCAGCAGACCACTTTCCACGGTCGTCATCGGCGGCCCTGAAGACCCCCGGCGGACTGATCCCCGCCGGGCACGCTCCCCACGGTTGAGCCCACACCCCCGCTCGTGGGCTCCCGATCTCCCGACCGCCGGAGACACCGGGGAGCACGGAGTCCGCCCGACAGGTGTCGGGCCGGCCACGTCAGGCGGACTCCCCCGCCGCCCAGGTCCAGCCTCCCGGACCTGGGCGGCCACCAACCCCCGCCCCGGCATCGTTGGGCGACGCCACTGCCGGGGCGGGCCCCACCACCACAGGGATGACCCATGCGCTTCGTTGAACACCAAGCCGTGCTGGACACCACCCGAGGCCGCGTCGGCCGCATCACCACCATCAACGGCGACTGCCTCGTGATCACCAGGCCGGGCCACGCCCCTTGGGACGCCCTCACCTCCTGGTGCACGAACGCGACGCTTGCCGAACGCCAGGAACTGGAGCGCGAGGAGCATCAGGAGCAGGAGGTCCCCGCAGCATGACGGACCAGTTCCTCCACCCCGACGGCCGCCGCATCGGACTCCTGGCGCTCTTCCGCAACGCCGAAGGCCGCCCCCTGCTGCTGCGCAAACGCGACCGGCAGTTTCAGCCGTGGTCGTTGCCCGGTGGCTGCGCCGTCGGATGCGAACCACCGACCCACGCTCTCCGCCGCAAGGTGCGCGAGGAAACCGGCCTGGAGGCCCAACCCGGCCTCGTCCTGGCCCTGCACTACATGCCGGCCAGCCCCGAAACCGCGGAGGGGTACAACCTGGTCGTCGACTGCGGCGAACTCCCCAACAACACCCACTTCCGCCTGAAGGAAGACGAGTTCAGCGCCCACGGCTACATCCCCGCGAACCAGCTCGGCGACCACGCCCAGCCCCACACCGCCGAACGCACCCTGTCCGCCCTACGAACGCTGAAGGCCGGCGGCGGCATCGAGTTGCTGGAGGCCATTCCCCTACTCGGCTAGCGCCGATGCCCACCAGCCCCGCCCGGGTGGCGAGCAGCATCCGGACGGGCCCGGCCAATGGCCGGGAACCGCTCCACACGTCCTTCCGGTGCAGAAGGATCGGAGCACGGGGCCGCCTGCGAGAACTGGGGAGTCGGGTCAGGCGGCCCCACCACGAACACCGCTCCCTCGCCGGATGACCGATCACGAGGTCCCCCCTTCAGTGAGACACCGGCGAGGGAGCGGTCAATGCCCCGCAGTGCCTACTGCGGGGCATCTGCCGTTTCAGCATTGGCGCGAGTTCATCCCTTGACGCCCCTCCTCGACAGGGCAATCGTCATGCAACAAGCCGCAACCCGCTCGAACGGGAGAAGACGATGTCACTACTGTTCTTCGGCAAAGACCCCGACTCGGACGACGATCACTGCCCCTCCGCATGGGTGGACGAGACAACCGCGGACCTTGTCCTCCAAGGCTGGAAGGGCGATGACGCCACCGAGGCGCAGTGTTTGAACTTCGGGTCCATCCCGGACACTGAGGCTGTGATCCGCATTCCGGCACGCATGGTGCCGCAGCTCCGGAAGGCATGCGATGCCGCAGAACGCGCAGCAAGCGAATCCGACCTTCGCTGAGATCATCAAGGACACCGAACGATCCGCAGTGCACCTTGAAGCGCGTGATGCGTACTTCGACAACGAGCGGTTCGCAGCCTGGCGACAAGGCGAACGCGTCAATTGGGACGACCGTGCGTCGTGGTGGCGTCCCTTCCACGACCACATCGCCGCCGCCATCACACGAGGAGTCATGATCCGCCGTCTCCGCGTCGTGAGCGAACCGGTCTCGGAGTACATCCGGTGGGAGCACTACGTCACCCACGCCAACGCGGAGGCCGGGGAACTGGTCCGCTGGCTACCCCGCCGCGACGCCACAAGCCTGGCCGTACCCGCAAACGACTACTGGCTCTTCGACGACCGGCTAGCTCGGGTCCACCACTTCGCCGGAGACGGCTCACTCGTGGAGGACGAATTCAGTTCGACACCGGCCACCGTCAAGTTCCTGAGCGAGGCTTTCGAAGCCCTGTGGGAGCACGGCATCCCGCACGAGGAGTACCAGGTCTAACCCCCACGCACCGAGTCAGTCAGAACGTGTCGTCGTCCCCCTCCTCCAGCGCCCAGGCCGCTCGCGAATCCGTCGCGGAGCGGCTGAAGGAACTGCGACTGGACGCAGAGCTCACGACCCAAGAACTGGCTGATCGGTGCGGCTGGCACAAGGCGAAGACCTCTCGCATCGAGAACACCAAGACCATGCCGTCCCAGGCTGACATCACCGCCTGGTGCCGGGCCTGCAACGCTGCTGACCACGCTCCGGACCTCATTGCGGCGTCACGCTCGGCGGACTCGATGTACGTCGAATGGCGACGCCGTCAACGCACCGGCCTGCGACGCGTCCAAGAAGCCAGCGTTCCCCTGTACCAGCGCACCAGCCGGTTCCGTATCTACTGTTCGCGGCTCATGCCCGGACTCCTGCAAACAGAGGGCTACGCCAGAGCCCTCCTCGCCACCATCGCGGACTTCCGGGGCCTGCCCGACGACTCAGCACGCGCCGCAGCAGCCCGTGTTGACCGCTCGCACATCATCCGAGACGGACACCGCCGTGTCGTCCTCGTGGTGGAAGAGGACGCCCTCTACCACCGCATCGCCGATGACGCCGAAATGGCCGCCCAACTCGGCTACCTACTCACCACCATGTCCTACCCCGCCATCTCCCTGGGGATCATCCCGCGATCCGTCCACCGGAACATGTGGGGCACGGAGACCTTCACGGTGTTCGACGACAACCGCGTGCACGTCGAACTCCTGGCAGCCAAGGTCACGGTGACCACACCCAGCGAAGTGACGCTCTACCTCGCCGCATTCGAACGTCTGCGCCGAATGGCCGTTTACGGAGCCGAAGCAAGAACGCTGATCACGGGCGCCCTCGACTCCCTCGGGTAACTCAGGTGCAACAGACTGCAACAGAGTGGCCCACCTCACAGCAGCCTCCCTAGCGTAGTCGTCACCCCAACGACGCGAGACCCCGCGGAGATGGCATGACGACCCCGAGCCGGTACAGCGCCGAACCCGTCGAACTCACCCTGGACCCCTGGCTCCTGGAGGGAACACCCACCCCCGGCTGCTCCCACTGCACCACCCTCGCCACGCAACGCGACCAGGCGGCGAAGACCCGCGACTGGAAGACCGCCTGCAACGCCGCCCGGGGAATCCGGAACCACCGCAACGGACACCGGGAGACGCCGTGACCCGCCCCGACCCGGCCGACCACGACCCCAAGCCGGCCACGACCGACAGCTCCCTGTGGGGCCGCTCCGGCACCACGTCGATTCCCCCGGGCCAGCCGGTACCCGCATGCCCCTACCCGTGCGCAACCTGCCGCACAAACGGCCGTCAGTAGGTGCTCTGCCGACACGGGCATCTGATGACGGAGGAAACGCCTGGCATGTGGGTCTGCCACGTCTGCGCCCACATGACCGGCACATGAGACTCCCGCCCCGGCGCGGAACCCGGACAGGTCATCGCCGGGGCGGGTGACCCAACCGCAGGCAAGCCTGCGGACCTTCGGGCCGTGCCTTCGACGGTACGGCGGTACGGCCCCTCAGAGAAGAGGAGGTAGGCGGATGAGCGCTCTAGCGGTCGAGACGTACGAGATGCGCACGCCCGACGCCGAAGGCTGGCGCGGCATCCCGTTCCGGCACCCGGCGGACCTGGTGGTCGTCGCCGAGAACGACGGAGGGAAGCACGACGGCGGACCCATGCCCCCGGAGGCACCCCGCGAACCCACCCCGCAGCCCACTGGCGGAGACGACGAATAAGCAGCTAAAGGCTGAAACGGCATAACCAAGCTAGCCCCGTTCGTGCACTGCCCGCGCAGAGCACGAACGGGGCCTTGCCGTAGCCTCCCAGCCCTCCGAACCGAGGAACGGCGCATGGACGACGAATCGCTATCCGACTGGGCCAACCGCCGGGCGGCCAAGGTCGGCCGCCTGCGGGCGATGCCCATCGTCTTCGGGGACGGCCCCAGAGCGGCCCACCTGAACCCGGACGCCCCACGCGCCATCGAACGATGGAACGGCCACACATGGGAGCCACACGGGTTCGCGGCCAACCTGGCTGAGGCCCGACGCATCCTCTACCCGGACGCGAACACGGACCCCACCCCAGCGCCCCCGGCCAGCCAACCGATGGCCCCCGGGAAGGGTAGGCACCGTAAGCCGGGTCCACCCCCACCGCCCAGGAGCCGAAGGTAGGACAGGCATGAGAAGGGCTCAGGGCGTTCGGCCGCAGTCGCTCCGCTCAGTCCCCTACTGATCTTCCCGAAGCGTGCTGCCCTGCCTCTTCTCGACTCGCGTTGGTCATGCCAAGGTGTCTCGGCGCTTCAGCATGCACAGCAACCGTGGAGGTGGAAGGTGGCGGCGCACGACAGGACTCAGATCTACCTTGCGCATCGGGAGACGTACGCGAGGTTCCTTACTGCCACCGATGCCGAGGCGCGGTGCGACTGGCACCGATGGCGCGGCGACTACGCCGAGAAGCGAGAAGCCGTTGCCGCGATCGATGCGGCGTACACCACGACGCAGAGCGCGTTCAACCTCATCGACCTTGAGGGCATCGGGCCCTCCAAGGAGGCTGAACAGTTGGTGGCCTGCATCCGGTTCATGCATGAGCAGGACGAAGAGCCAGAAGGTATCTGGGAGACGTTCAAGGGGTACCGCGCGCAGTTCGTTGAAGCGGCACGCGAGCACCTGGGCGGCCACTGAACGGCCCCCCGCCTTGTAGCGGGGGGCCGTTGGTGACCGGTCGGCTAGTCGGCCAGTTCGATACCAAGAGTCCGGGCCAGGGCGCGAAGCGTCTCGTCCGGGATCTGCGGTGCGCGGGCGACCTGTTCGGCAATCCACTGGTCCAACGTCTCGTCCACGGCAAAGCTCCCTCGACTACCGCAGGCCGCTGACCTGCGGAAACGTGTGCTATTTTGAGCTTGTAAGGCATGGTCCTCGTAGAAGGCGCAGACGTCCTGGGTGATCGGGTCCAGGAGCTCCCCGAGGGCGGAGAGCGCGCGGCCGTAGGTGGAGTGGCAGTGGGCGGCGGCGACGACGTCCGGGCGGGCCCGGTGGACCTGCGCGTGGCCCCTGGCTCCTGGAGGGAACACCCACCCCCGGCTGCTCCCACTGCACCACCCTCGCCACGCAACGCGACCAGGCGGCGAAGACCCGCGACTGGAAGACCGCCTGCAACGCCGCCCGGGGAATCCGGAACCACCGCAACGGACACCGGGAGACGCCGTGACCCGCCCCGACCCGGCCGACCACGACCCCAAGCCGGCCACGACCGACAGCTCCCTGTGGGGCCGCTCCGGCACCACGTCGATTCCCCCGGGCCAGCCGGTACCCGCATGCCCCTACCCGTGCGCAACCTGCCGCACAAACGGCCGTCAGTAGGTGCTCTGCCGACACGGGCATCTGATGACGGAGGAAACGCCTGGCATGTGGGTCTGCCACGTCTGCGCCCACATGACCGGCACAT